CTGGAACAGTTGACACCTAAGTAATAACCACAAACGGATACTCAGTATCCTGAGGAGCAATGTCCACAAATACCCGTCCGTCCAACGCCACCGCTAAAACACTGTCTGTCGTCAGCGTCTCGTACAGCCACCGATCCCCGTTTAGCGCCGTCACTGCAGCTTATCCTCCAAACGTTGGCATTCTGCAAGAAACGACGGCTCCACCTTATCAGCTGCCGGGCGCATGTACGGCTGTGCTCTTCGTCGCCGTATCCCATATTCCACAAGAACAGCATAATCCGTATGCGGTGCAATAATGGCGCTGGTTTTCGTCGGAAATTCTGTCGCAATACTGTTTTTTAACGTTCCCGTAACTACCGGCACAACAGCTTTTGCATTGGCTTCTACATCAAATGCTGCCTTGCGTACAATCTCTCCAACTGCTTCTGGCAACTTCGCTGCAATCTTTGGCAAGTTGTTGTATTTGATGATAATCTTTGCTTTCGCTTTACTCGTCATCTGTAGCAATCTCCAAATAATCCACATGACACCACAACTCACAACCAGACCACTTCAACAGGCACGCCCACTTGTCCTGGATGTCCATTACAAGTTTTGCAGTATCCTGTGGGAATAATTTGCCAACAACCTGATACTGTATCCCAGCTCCATTGCGTATATTTACATAATCGTTGCCGGAGCAAAGTTTTACCATTTGACCGCGCGTTATAGTTGCGTCATTGCTCGAGGCTGTTCGGGCAACGGCGTCTCCGTCTTCCTTCGTGTCCTCTATAAACGGTAATGGATTGACCTCGCCCCGATTATATGCACCAGAATATCCAGGGACTCTCAGCTCAAAATGCAAATGCGATCCGGTCGAAAAACCCGTATTATCAGAAAGTCCAATAACTTCACCCGCCTTGACAGTCGTGCCTTTGGAACAAAAACTTACCTGCAAGTGCGCATATAGCGTCTGAAACCCATTGTGCTGCACAATGACATAATGTCCGTAGCCTTTTTCTTCATACCCTGTTTTCAACACCATCCCGTCCGCTGCTGCTAGTACAGGAGTACCATTGGGAAGTCCGTAATCTAATCCATTATGTCCGGGCTTCCCAAATTGTGCATACACATCCGGATTTTCTCCAAATCTCTGGGTGAGAACATATTTACCCTCGAATGGTTTCCGAATAGAAACAGTCACTTGCTTGCCCTCCGCGCCGGTCTCGCCAAGGCCTCTTCAACGCGCCGGTCATGGTTATCAAGCTTCTCCGTAATCTTACTCAATGCTTCAAGGTATGCCTGGTCTCTCTTGATCATGCTTTCCTGGTATCGTTTTTGCAACTCAAGAGAGTACCAGACAAATGCAGCAACTATTGGCAATTGCAATGCAACCTGCGTCCAGTCCATGACAAGATTACCGCTTAGTGAGTCCATAGGTCGCCTGATTTGCCACAGCTGCGTATAAAATGGCTCGTATTAATCCAACTACTCCAGCCTTGTTACATGCAACTGAAATTCCGAAATCAGCAGCTACCCCAGCACAAGCTAAACCAAATATTGCAACAGCAACAATTACGACCAAAATGAGCATGATCAGCCTTTTATACTCAGTAGACAACTTGCCAAATTTCTGGTTAAGTCCCGGAATGTACGAAAACGCCAGGGACAAAATTGTCCCCGCAATCATTGATAGTTCATCAGCATTCATTTCAAACCTCCACACAAGTAACTCTGATCGCGGTCGCTTCGGATCGCCGCGCAATTCCAACTATTTCAAACTGTCTGCCATTGATTTGCAGTCTGTTCTGCTCTGTCAACTCAGTTCCAGCAGGCAAAGTTACAATATATTTCTGCCGGTTCTGTACACGCCCTGCTATTTCTTCCTCGCTCGGTTGCCAACTCAATAACCCAATACGCCCCCTTGTAGTCGCCAATGTGCTCCATGACTCTGACCAGCCACCCGCACCGTCTGATGTACGTGTACGGCTTTGTATATACACCGTTTCCGACATGTACGCTTCTTGAGTTTGTTGCATCTTAGTAAGGTCTAACATCGCTCCTCACCTGTTCTACAACAACAATGCGTTGTTGACGTCTATAACGGTCAGCCAATTCTCTCAGCATCTGGCTCTTTTGTGATCGTTTAAAACTCGCCCCATCCGCTTCAAAATCAAACTCAACACTGACCTTTCCAGCCCACATCTCCAACAAATCAACCGCAGCACCATACGGATCATAGACTTTGCCACAAATCAGAACACTATCCTGATGTGAGGAAAACTCCCAATGCCCAGTAAGATAGTCACTGTCAGATGGCGTCAGCGAATTGTATGAAGCATCGCACAAAGTCACATCAGCTTCCCAGTAACCCTCATCCGAATACCACTCTCGATACTCGGTATTGCTTTCGACAACCAATGGGATTGGATTTAGCGGATGGTAGCGGAATTTCCAACGGTGCACGTCCAGAGAGCACTGAATTTCGTCATCAGTGAAAACCTGATCAGTGCCGGCTGGATCGCCTATGAGACTTCTTACCAGACTGATCAGTTGCGCCATGCTCGTTCTCGCCATCGCTCACCTCGCCTAATTTAAGCCCCTGCATTTCGTACCAATCACAGATTTCCTCATTGGTTGCTATCCGGAACCCGCGCTTAAGAAGCGCTGCAACGTCTTTGTCATCAACGCTGTGTACTGCGCCGCGTAGATTGACCACAAATTGCGCCATGTAGACCTCCAGTTAAGCCTGGGGCGGCGGTGAGCAAAAGGAATAAAACTCTGCCGCCACCCCAAACACCATTAAGACAAAACAACCACACCGGCAGCATCGCGCAACTCAGCGACACCATAGAGGACGTCAAAACCAACCCTCACTCCACGGTTATCAATGTCATAGCTGTACAATACTCGAAGGGAAATCCCAGTATCAGGGTCATTTACAATGGTAGAGCGTACTCCCAGACCTTCAGGGATTGAACGGAAAGGACGAGTAGCAATGATAAATGCCTCTTTGTGATAAGCCAGATTCTTGGTAGAGTCTGGAGTACCAGAAACAACCGGTACAAGCTGGCTCATGAAAGTATTTAAGCCATACAGAGGTCCAAGCTCTCCACGCCGAACCGCTTCAGGATTTGCATTTGCGAAGTAGGCAGAAAGGTCGCTATCGCCAAGCAAAGCGATGTGATCTTTCGGCGATATCACTAAATAGCGATTGGATAGAAGCACTTTCGCTTCATTCAGCTTTTTCACAGCGGAACGAATAGTTGTAGCTGAAACATCGGTTCCAGAAGTACCAACAGATTGTGAAAGTCCAGAGTAAAGAGCAAACAGATCATTCTCAATCGCGATAGCAATCGCAATCGCAGCCGGCTCAGCATAGCGAACAAGCAAGTCTTGATTCGACTGCGCAGCAGCATAATCCTCAATCGTATAATCAACGGTCTTGAACTTATTCAGAGTAACCGAAACTTTCGCACCACCCGAAGGAGTCTGCGGAGTGACCGGATTACCCTCTGTCTTATCCTGCGCAGTGAAAGTGCCCGGATAGGTAATGTTAATCACATCTCCAGGATTCTGAGGAGTGTTGAAATCAACATCCCGCGCAACAGTACGAGCCAGAATCAGATTAGGCTTCAAAACGCGAAGCACTTCATTTGCCCAAATTTCGGGTACAAACCCGATGGAATCCATTGCGGACTTAGTAATCGTAGCCATTTCAAACCTCCAAATTAGTCTTCAAGAACGCACCCCTCCTGCATCGCTCGCATAATCTCGTTCCGATGCTCAGTAAAAAACTTCGGGTCGCGCAGTTGGGAACGGGTAAAAGTAGTTTGGTTGACACCGGATCGTGCAGGATTAGTTGTGGCATACTGAGTATTTTGGAGGTATGGTTTGTTCTTGATGAGTTCTTCTTTTAGCAAAGGCTCAATATTCTTCGGTTTGCCATCATCATCAAACTCAACTGCAGCCACATCCAGCAAGCGCCAGGCTGCCTCTGGATCGATAATGCCCAGATTCGCTGCTTTGAGTTTGACTTCATACTCAGTCGTGCGCTCCTGCAGGGCACGTGCTTTTTCAGCTGCTTCACGCTCCAGTTCGGTGAGTTTCTTTTGCAACTTTTCCTGCTCACTGAGTTTTTCGTCTTCATGAGCCTTCACCTTCTGCTCCAACTCACGCAATCGCGTGCGATACTGAGCAGCCTCGGCGCGCAGTTTCTTCACGTACTCAGCGTCAAAATGTTCTTCCTCAGCGTCCTGCGCATCAGATTGTTGTTTTCCAGCGTCCTGCGCCGGACTTTCGTTGACCACCTGGGTCTTAAATTCCTCTTCCATTTGCAATCTCCTCAAGAGTAATTCGCAATTCGTTTAATACTTTCTGGAGGTTCTTCCTCCAATTCACGATACAACCTAATCAATGCCCGGGCTGCCTTGCGCTTATCCTCGCGGCTCGCCTGCACACCACCACGCGCACCGGCGAGTACGGCAGCCGCAGCGTGAACGCCGTTGCGGTTCAGCGTACCATCAGGCTCCCTAACAGGCAGCTTACACTGCGTCTTCGCTGTTGGAGCACCTTCATGCTGATGAATCAGGCAAGCTCGATGCCACTGCTCTATGTCATAGTCACTTTCACTAAATTGGCTCCATGGTTTATCACTGATCGGCATGTGCACCTCACAAAACAAAAAACCCAGCACTCATCAAGAGCACTGGGCAGAAACCAGTCATGCACCGCGTATTCAATTGTTTATATTATAGCACAAATTTCAACTTACTCA